AGAAAGTGAAGTTGCCAAATTTCCATGATATGCAATCTGCCATCACGGAGTTGGTTGCCGATGTGACTGGTTGTAAGCATATTGGTTTCTATGTTGGCAACAAGAAAGGCATTCAGCGCGACATGAAGTATTTTGTTGCTGATAAGTCTCATGTTGAACAAGATGCTGCCAAGAAAACTTTCCGCGAGCACAATTACTTTGTTGTTGATCGTCTTGGTTATGACAAGTATTTCTATGTTGCTCTTCCGAGTAGCAACATCGTTGACGAAGAACTTGCTATCACCAGCAATATGAACAAGAACAAGATGGCTCGCGAGTTCTCCAAGACTGTGGGTAGCAAGAAGAGCAATCGCCTCCTCCTCACGAAACTCGCCGAAGAACTGGCGGTGGCGTAAGTTGTTGATTCTATTAGAGTTTTTACTGTTGTTTCCTGTGTATTTTTAAGCGATAATAGTCGTATAACGTTGATAATGGAGTCTAATGTGAGAAAGCCGAATTACGATATGAGCGCGAAGATTGAGATTCTTGAGAAGTTGCATGCGCACTTCGACAAGGATGTGATCTCGTTGAAGGAATTGAATTCCTATTGCGAAAACAAGAAGAACGGAGTTGAGAATTTCCCATACTTTATTTTGCGCGAGCGCAAGGTTGGTCGTGGTCAATTCAGTATCGTTCCGAAGAATGTTGGTTGTGTGACTCCTGCTCCGAAGCAGACTGATGAAGTTCCTGTTGCTGCAGCCGCAATGGTTGCACAGGTTGTGAGCATTGCTTCTCGTCGTGCGCAAAATGTCACCGAGTCGTTTGTGCCTGATCGCAACGAAACGTATGTTCCGTTCGGCTTCTACAACGACATGCGTGACATCATCAAGTCGCGAATTTTCTATCCCATCTACATCACTGGCTTGTCAGGTAATGGCAAGACGATGATGATTGAGCAGGTTTGCGCATTCTTGAAGCGTGAATTGATTCGCGTCAACATCACGAAGCGCACCGATGAGTCTGATCTCATTGGTTCCTATGAGTTGGTTGATGGAAACACGATCCGTCGTGAAGGACCAGTGATCACTGCGATGCGTCGTGGTGCTGTGCTTTTGCTTGATGAGTGCGATCTCGGCACGGAAGATATTCTGTGCTTGCAGCCGATTCTTGAGGGCAAGCCATACTTCGACAAGAAGACTGGTGAAGTCGTCCACCCTGCTGCTGGCTTCAACGTGATTGCGACTGCAAACACGAAGGGCAAGGGCAGCGACGATGGTCGATTCATTGGTACAAACTTGCTCAATGAAGCATTCCTGGAACGTTTCGCCATTACTGTTGAGCAGGAATATCCTCCTGCCAACACAGAGCGCAAGATTCTTGAGAAGAATTTCGCTGTTCTTGGTATCACTGACACGACATTCATTGACCGTCTTATCACGTGGGCTGAAGTCATCCGCAAGAGTTTCTCGGATGGTGCGGTTGATGAAGTTATCTCGACTCGTCGTCTTGTGCATATCAGTAAGGCATTCTCTATCTTCAACAATCGTTTGAAGGCAATCGAGATGTGCTTGAACCGATTCGATAGTGACACCAAGAATGCATTCTTGGATCTCTACACAAAGGTTGATGCGGAGGCAACTCCTGCTCCTGCTCCTGCTGTTGTGGATTGGAATGATATAACGATTGAGCATAACCAATCGACTTTGTCTACTCGATTCTCATACAAGGGTGAGTTTGTGGAATACTCAGCAAATCAAATGCATGAGTTCTATACACAGGGTCTCACAGAGGAAGCCATCAGGGCACGAGTTCTTGATACTCTTAGCATCATTGTTGCGGCGAAGGGAGTGGAGTAATGGAACTGCAAGAAAAGGTGAATGTGTTTCTTGACAAACTTCGCGAGTCTGGTGCAACCAATATGTTTGGTGCCGCACCGTATGTCTCTGATGCTTTTGGTGTCAGCAAGTATGAGGCGCGAGATCTTGTGAAGAATTGGATGCAAACTTTTGCTGAGAGGCATCCACAATAGTTTACTTTTGCCATTTGTTAGTATATAATAAATGGTATATTACAAGGCATGCCCCAATCTTGTAATATTATTGAAGGGGTTTTTTTGGAGTATATTATATGTCAACTGCACTTAACTCGTTTGTCAATTATCTCGCCGATGGCAACAGCGTGACCTCACGTCAGGCTCGTTCGCTCTTCAAGGTTGAGAACGTTGCTGATCTTGCTTATCGTGCTCGCAATGAAGGTCTCTCGGTATACACAAACCGCACCACCAACTCGCGTGGTCAGAAGGTTTATGCATATCGCATGGGCAATCCTTCGCGCCAGTTCGAGAAGTATCTTGATCAGGGTCAAATTGCGCGTGCTCGCAAGACCCTTTATCGTGGTGCTATCAGCGTCTCGATGGGCTAATCAGCCAATTCTAAAAATGTGGTAACATTCTGTGGGGGTGCAATGCCCCCACAGTTTCATTTGGACCTCGGAAAATACTGAGTTTGCTTTTTGATTTCTTAACATATATAATCACATGATACAGGAGAAATCATGATGACAAAAGTTATTATTGCCAAATCAAAAATTGATTGTGAACATCTGCTTGGTCAATTTCTAGATGAGTCACATTTCGATACTCTCATAAATGAAGACACTGATTGTTATCTTGGAAGTGAAGATGAAGACAACATTGCTTTCAAGTTTCGTAAAAATTATTTCAGCAAGCAAGAGCAAGACGCTGCATATGCTGGCTTGAAAGAAGCAGCAACACAATCTCAAAATCGTGGACTTGCTGCTGGACCAAAAGGTGAGAAGTGCGGCAATCGTGAGTGGGTCACTGAAGACCAGATTCGCATTTTTGAGTACATCAAGAAAGAACCAGAGAATGCAATTATTAAAAGCGACTTTACAGAAGAAGTTGCTGCAATTCGCGAAAAATATTCTAACAAAGAATCAACACGTGGTCTTGTTTGGCTTTCCTTTAAAGTCAAAGAAGATAATTTCAGTTTTGATCGTTGGCTGACAGAGATTGCAAATCTTTCTCCTGCTGAAAGAAAGCATGAAGCAAACGAAATCCAAGAGACTTATATCTCTGACACCACCTATGCCAATGCAGTGTATTCTGGAATTGCTGGATGGTTCGATCGCTATCCTCGTATTCCATATGGTCGTGCGACAGCGTACACGCAGCACTCCTATGACAAATTTAAATTGTCATTTCCATTTCTGCAAACACTTGATCGCGGCTTTGCGGAATTGCTTCCACAACGTCATGAAGCACAACGCGCTGCTGCAGATAAAATCGATCCATCATTCCTAGTTCCAGAAACACTGTTTACTACAATCACAGTGAACAAGACATTTCGAACAGCAGCACATCGAGATGCTGGTGATTTTACAAATGGATTGAGCAATCTTCTTGTTCTATCTAACAATGGTAACTATACAGGTGGATATCTAATTCTTCCTGAAGTTCGTATTGCTGTAAATGTGCGACCTGGTGATCTCTTGCTTGTTAATAATCATGAGTACATCCATGGCAATACACCTATTGAATTGCAAGATGAAGTTGCAGAGCGCGTGAGTCTTGTTTGCTATTTGCGCGAAAAGATGCTTGATCTCGGAGAAGATGCATGGGAATCGTTACGATATAAATTTGTTGAACATCGTAGAAAAAATAAAGAACATCCACTCCAACGAAGACTTTGGAATGGGATATCTGAGGGTATGTGGGAAAGCGATGAATGGTTTGATTTCGTAGAACAAAATGGTGGAACCAATTTAAGAATGGGAAGATACGATAAGAAACGAGAAAAAAAATCAACACTAGAAGATATGTTCGGTTAATTTATGTGTGCAGTCATTGGTGCTTATATAGAGAAACCTTCTGCAAGTGATTTGAATACACTTGCTAATGTTATTCGCGAGTCTAGCATTCGTGGATTACATGCAACTGGTATTTCTTGGGTGAAGGGTGGTAGAATACATACATTCATATCAGCCACTCCTGCTGCTAAATTTCTAGAACACTTTGATCTGAACAAAACGATTGATGAAGACGGCAATTTATATCTAATTGGTCATTGTCGATATTCAACTTCTGATCTCAACTACAATCAACCTTTATGGAATGAGAACCTTGCAATCGTTCACAATGGTGTTGTGAGTCAAGAGATGCCAGAAAATTGGGAACGACTCTATGGATACAAATGTACAACTAAAAATGATAGTGAACTGATTGTCCATACACTCGAAGCCAAAAAGTCTCCGCTTGTAGAATTCTCTGATGCTTCAATGGCAGTCATTGAACTTTATAAAGAAAAGAAATTGCGATTCTATCGCAATGGAAAACGACCAATTTACTTTACTTCTCTTCCAAATGGCGGTATAATTACTTCTACGAAAGACATTGCTGAACGCGCTGGTTTGGACAATTCAATTGAGATTGATATGAACCAGTATGTGACAATCGGTTCTAAAACTTTCGTTAAAGAATATGTGCACATTGAAGGTGCTCTTGATTTACAGCCATGAAGTTTGCAACAAAAGAACAAGTTGAAAATCTAATCCAAAACTCGCCTGAAGGAAAGAATACGAAGTTTCTTTCTGCTTCACACAGTCTATGGTTTCGATTCAAAAACTATGATAAATCTCCACCGATGATTCTTGAGGACAATGGTAAGATTGTCTCGCTCATTTTTGCAACCTTCAATCGCGACAAGTACACCAACCTCTATGAGATCGTAACGGCGGAAGGATGCGAGGGTAAAGGTTACGCATCGCAGATCTGGGATCAATATGTAGATTATGCTGTCAATGTGCAGATGATGAAACGATTAAAAATCTCTTGTACTCCAAGTTCAGTTTCTTGGCACATGCGCAATGGTCTTGTATTCTGGGCGGTGGATCCAACAGGTTCATTAAGATCTGATCAGCCGTTGTTTAAGAATCGCGAAGAGCAGATGATGTTCCGCAATCTCGCAGTAGATGATCCTACAATTGCGTTGCCAACAGATAGTAAAGTGATTGAACAATTGAAGCGTGAATCATTAGAGTCGCATAAGTTTGGTGCGAAGAAAAAGACTGCAACTGAAGAAGCCATTGCAAGAGTTGGTCAGTACTGGTTGCGCGATGCACTCTTTAAAGAAGTTGATTTATTTGCATGAATTTAGAACGTCGTGAATTGTTTATAAAATGGTATGCGTGGTCGATGCAATTTGGCGACTGCGATCCTGCCGTTTGGATGACCAATTATCTCCATAAACGATATGAACACAACGACGAAGAAAGACTCTGGTTTGCATGGCTGTATGGCAACACCTATCAATTACCAACTGCATGGGTCTTGAAAAGCGAATTTCCAGACTATGAACTTGCTACCGTAGATCGTATTGAGTGGTGGAACACACAAAACTACAAACGTTTACGATATCAAACAGACACAAAGTGGAACAAAGGTCATTTGCCAGCCATGTTCGAATCTTATCAAAAATTTATTGGCAAGAAAACTCAACGTGAAGTGTTGGAGAAATATTATGGAGACAACCAAAAGCAAACTTTCGACAACCTTTGGAATAATCTTAAAAACTCTCTTCATAAATTTGGTCGTTATTCCACTTGGTTTTACCTTCAGCACCTTTGCCATACTGCTGACGTTAAGTGCGTACCTACTTCTCTCATGCTTGACGATTATTCTGGGTCTCGCTCACATCGTAATGGGCTTCATCTTGCCCTCGGCGAAGATAACAAATACGATTCACGACTTACTTCTGGCGAGTGCGATGACCTTGAAAGTAAAGCGAAAGAAATACTCGAAGAAACAAGAGACAGATTTCCTAGTCTAAAGAATCAGATTGATTTTTTCACGATGGAAACTTGTCTATGCTCATTCAAGAAAATATTTCGCGAACATCATGGAAGATATCTTGGCTATTATCTTGATCGTCAATCAGAAGAAGTGATGCAAGCAGAGCAAGATGGGTGGCATGGCATTGAATGGAATGTTCTGTGGCAAGCAAGAAATGAGACACTCGATCCTCGTCTTGCTCCACGAAGAAAAATCAACAAGGAAAAGTTTACTTATTTTATCAGAACAGGTAGAATAGAAAACATTGAATGGATGTTTGAAGAAGAATTAAATCCAGTAGGGTTGGAGGCGATATGGTAAAAGTGATTGCGATGGGTGGTGAGCCAGCAACTGGTAAGACCACTCTGATGTTCAAGTTGATTTCGATGGCTGATGATTGGAAGATCTGTAAGCCACAGAAACTTCTTGATGCCATGTATTCAGAAAAATTAAATCTGTATATTCTTGGCAAATATGCAAACGATGGTAATGTATTCCAGGGAACTGATCGTTTGTCTATGGCTGTTCAGCCAGACGCTGAAAAGTTCTTTATGGAATTGGATTATGAGAACGCAAATGTGAATGTCATCTTCGAGGGTGATCGTTTGTTTAACTCAAAGTTGCTAGATAAACTTGCAACTGTATTTCCAAATTCATTTAAAGTTTTGGTCTTGACTGCATCACATAATACGAAAGAACAACGTCATGTGGATCGCAAAGATGATCAAGACGATAAATTCAAAACCTCGCGTGCAACAAAAATCTCTAACATCATGGGGTCCCTAACACTCATGGACTATATAGAGACAATGGTCAACGAAAATCTAGATGACCAGTCTAAGATTATTGAAAATATTAAGACATTTTATAACTGGAGTGAATAATTATGCAATTGGAAGTTAAAGTAGAAGAATTACGAAAGAATAAACTTTTTGTAGCCACCCCAATGTATGGTGGTATGGCGCATGGTATGTACCTGAAGTCTTGCTTAGACTTGCAGGGACTTTGTTCGCAGTATGGCATTGAAGTTCGTTTCTCGTTTATCTTCAATGAATCCCTCATTACTCGCGCTCGAAACTATCTTGTTGATGAGTTCCTTCGTGCAGAAGGCTTCACTCATTTCCTCTTTATCGACGCAGACATCCATTTCGATCCACGTGATGTGATTGCACTTCTTGCGCTTGATAAAGAAATCATCGGTGGTCCATATCCAAAGAAATCAATCAAGTGGGGAACAATTAAGGAAGCTGTCAAACGTCATCCAGACATTGAGCCGCTTGAGATGGAAAAACTTGCTGGTGATTTCGTGTTCAATCCAGCACCAGGCACCACCAAGTTCAGTGTTGCAGAACCAATTGAGGTTCTTGAAATTGGCACTGGCTTCATGATGGTCAAGCGTGAAGTGTTTGGCAAGTTCAAGGAAAAATATCCAGAACTTCGCTATAAGCCAGACCATGTTGGTCAAGCCAATTTTGATGGTACACGTTACATTCATGCATATTTCGATACAGTGATCGATCATGGCAAGAGCGATCGTTATCTCTCTGAAGATTACATGTTCTGTCAGTGGTGGAGAAACATGGGTGGACAAATCTGGTTGTGCCCATGGATGAAGACACATCACATCGGCACCTATGCATTCACTGGTGATATGCCAGCAATTGCAAACTACGTCGGCACTCTCTAATATTGTATGATCGTAGGTCTTGTAGGCTTTATCGGAGCAGGGAAAGGCACAGTTGCAGATCTCTTGGTAGAAAAACATAATTTCTTCAAAGAGAGTTTTGCAAACAGCGTCAAGGATTCTTGCGCTGCTGTGTTTGGTTGGGATCGTGCCATGCTTGAAGGTGACACTCCAGAGTCACGAGCATGGCGCGAACAACCTGATCAATGGTGGTCCGAGAAGTTTGGTAAAGAATTTTCACCAAGATTAGCACTCCAGCTAATGGGCACAGAGGCAGGGCGAGATGTTTTTCACCCTGACCTCTGGGTTCATACTGTGATGCGTCGATGTGAAAATGCACCATGGAATAATTATGTGATTGCAGATGTTCGTTTCCCAAATGAAATCAATGCAATTGTAAGATCTGGTGGCAAGGTTGTTCGAGTTCGTCGCGGTGAAGATCCAGAGTGGTATGCACTTGCGCGTGAGAGCAATATCTATAACAAACAAGAAATAATGCGCAATGCTTATCCAGAAGTCCATTATTCAGAGTGGGCTTGGATTGGTTCGCATTATGACATTGTGATGGACAATAACTGTTCGCTTGATGAGTTAACAGTTAGAGTTGATAAGTTGGTGGATTCGTTATATAATAATCGTGTTGAAGCAAATGAGGTCTAAATTATGAAACTTTCTGATGATACTGTTAATGTGCTCAAAAATTTCTCGAGCATCAATCAAAGTCTGCAGTTCAAGTCTGGTAATGTTCTTCGTACTATTTCTCCATTGAAGACAATCTTCGTGGAAGCAACAGTGAATGAAAACTTCCCAAAAGAATTTGCATTGTATGATTTGAATAAACTCTTGGCAAAGGTCTCTCTTTATAAGGAAGCCCATTTGTCGTTCGACGATGATAAGGTGAACATCTCCACTGAGAATAAGAAGAAGTCTGACTTCATCAAGTATTGTTCTCCAAAAATCATCATTGTCCCACCAGAGAAAGCAATCACTCTTGGCGATCCTGATTGCACATTTAGCATCTCTCAAGAGGATCTTGAGTGGATGAAGCGTTCTGCTGGTATCTCTGGATCCCCAAACTTTGTGTTTGAGTCTGATGGTGAGACAATTCACTTCATCGCAACTGATGTGAAAGATGACTCTGCTGACGTTTCGAAGATTGAGATTGGCGCTGGCGATGGTACAAAGTTCCGCGTTGTGATGAAGGTTGAGAATTTCAAGTTGATGGAAGGATCGTACGATGTTTCTATCGCTAAGAAAGGTCTCTCCTGCTTCAAGCACAAGTCTGTTGCTATCACTTACTATGTTGCAATTGAAGCAGCCAACTCTACATTCGGAGAATAATATGAAAGTTGATAAGGCAAAAGTTCTTGGTTGTCTTCAAGAGATCTCTAACTCATTGACTCGTATTGAAGCAGAGCGTGATCTGATTAAAGAAATTCTTCAGAAGATGCAGGATGAATGCGAGATTCCAAAGAAGTTAAGCCGTAAACTTGCAAAAGTATACCACAAGCGCAATTATGAAGAAGAAGTTGCTCAACAGAATGATTTCGTAGAGGTCTACGAAACAGTCGCAAAATGATTGTTTATTATTCAAATACGACAAATTCTTTTGTATATGAACCTGAACCCCTGTTCCAATCATTATTCAGCAATTTAAAAGCAAATGGCAAAGATTCTGTTCAATTGGATCAAATAAAAAAGTGTCCATCAGTTAAAGAATTTTGCAACAATACATTTGTATTTAAAAATGCAATTGAATATGATTTGGAATGGGTTGATGGGATAATTAAGACAACTTCAAAAACACAAAAGTTTTTTGATGACAATGTCATGGTAAGAGACGCCAATATCGGACTTTGCACTTATAAATTTCCATCAGATATTTTTCTTGCAGAGAAACCATTAATTGGTGAACTGACTCCACCATTTTTGCATGATTGCGATATTACTAAGAAAGCAACTATGGTGTGTGGATCATTTGATATGGGCAGACACTTTCGATCTTTAGAATGCGCTTTCATCTTTAAAAATAAAAATGATAGAATTCATTTCAGAGAATCACAGCCGCTATATTATGTTCGATTCAGAACTGATGAGAAAATTAAATTTCAAAAGTTCATTTGGACAGAAGAAATGCGAAATTTGTGGATCAATATGATTCAAATGCGAGAAGGCGTCAAGCCTCTTCAGTTTTGGTATAACATATTTGAAAGATCTTATGGAAAGCATTTTCTTAGATTGATTAAACAGAACCTTGTTTGAGTGTATAAATAAGATTATTGGGGTGCAATTTCTTTTGACGGCACTATCCGCCAGACTGCTCGCCGTGGGAACTCACCGTCCCCGCCCCATCTTCTCTTTGTGAGGTATAAATTATGGAACGAAGAAAATTTTTTAAATTCCTTGGTATTGCTGGTGGTGCCGCTGCAGGTGGTGCTGTCACTGCTGCATCTTTAGTTGCTTCTAACGGAAAGTCTGAGGCAGTAAAGAAGATTGAAGCCGCTGGTTACAATGGTAAACTGACAATTGGCGCACAGTATGATGAAGAGAATTTGGTGTTCGAAAACAATAATATCGAAAGGCTTAGAATTAATAGTGACTATGTTTTAAACATCGGAACAACTGCACCAAATCAAAAATTAACTATGGTGAATGTTTCTATGACACCTGGTCCTGATGGTGAAATGTATTTGAAAACAAACGGTAAATGGCGTAAAATCGTTACTGAATAATTGAGGAATTTATATTATGAATGAAGCGTTGTGGGTTGAAAAATACCGTCCTCATACTATTGCCGATTGTATTCTTCCTGATGAATACAAGGCAACTTTCCAATCTTATGTTGACCGCAAGGAGATTCCCCATCTTCTTCTATGTGGCGGTCCAGGCACTGGTAAGACTACAGTTGCCAAAGCATTGTGCGATGAAATCGGTTGCGACTATCTGATGATCAACGGTTCGGATGAGTCAGGTATTGATACCTTCCGAATGAAGATCAAGAACTATGCCAGCACTATGTCAATGACTGGCGGCAAGAAAGTTATTATCATCGACGAAGCAGATTATCTAAATCCAAACTCAACTCAGCCAGCCATGCGCGCGGCGATGGAAGAGTTTGCGCATAACTGCACTTTCATCATGACTTGTAACTATAAGAGCCGAATCATTGAGCCATTGCATTCAAGATGCGCTGTTATCGAATTCAAACTGCGCAAAGAAGAAAAACCAAAGATGGCTGTTGCATTTATGAAGCGTGCAGCAGAAATTCTTACCACAGAAAAAGTTCCGTTTGATAAAGCAGTCCTTGTAGAAGTAGTCAAAAAATACTTTCCAGATTATCGCCGTGTTCTGAATGAACTTCAGCGTTATTCCGTCAGCGGTAAGATTGATTCTGGTATTCTGGCTTCAGTGTCAGACGTTTCTCTTAATGATCTTGTCGCGTCTCTCAGAGAGCAGAACTTTGGTGCGATGCGCAAGTGGGTTGCTGAGAATGGTTCTGATGATCCATCAAGAATCTACCGTAAGATCTATGATAATCTATATGACATCATGGATAAGTCGACGATTCCGAATGCTGTTCTCATTCTTGCGCGATATCAGTATCAATCTGCATTTGTTGCTGACCAGGAACTGAATCTTACTGCATGCCTCACTGAAATGATGGTGGAGTGTAAGTTCAATGGCTGATTTATTTAAAGAGATACTTCCAAGTATTCTGCAAACAAAAGAGTATGCTTTACTCACCGATCTGGACGAGCGACAATATCCAGCATTTATGGTGAACAGGGCGTTGTCTTACCATCGTGATACCGTCCTGTTCGCGAACGAAATGAATCGATTCCCAAGCCTTGATAATAAACTCAAATACGACTTTCTCCTAAATATTGTACGAGCCCAGAAGCGTCAATTTACAAAATGGCACAAAAAGGGTGAGAATGAAGATTTGAGCGCGATCAAGGAATATTATGGATATTCGGACGCGAAGGCATACGAAGTATTAAAAATTCTCGACGATGCTCAGATCACTATGATAAAAAAAGAATTATATAAAGGTGATTGACATGGTCGATAAATTAGTTGAAGTTACATTAGAAAAACAAGACGACTTCCTCAAAGTTCGAGAAACCCTCACTCGTATCGGAGTCGCAGCAAAGAACGATAACATTCTTTACCAGTCTTGCCATATCCTCCATAAACAAGGAAAGTATTACATTGTTCATTTCAAAGAACTCTTTGAATTAGACGGTAAGCCATCCAACATGTCAGATAATGACATTCAGCGTCGTAACACGATTGCGAATCTAATGGCTGAGTGGGGTTTGGTGAAACTCGTCGATGCAGACAAAACAAAAGATAACGTTGCTCCACTTTCTCAAATCAAGATCCTTCCATTTAAAGATAAGAATGAGTGGCAACTAGTCAGCAAATATACGATTGGAAAGAAAAAGAAAGAGGCTTAATTTGTGATTACAGTAAATGTGTATCGACTTCGTGATGATCTTGAACTGCCAACATATGGCACTTCAATGGCAAACTGTTTTGATCTTTCTTTTCAGCCAACAGAAGATCATGTGACTGGATACGACAAATACAATAATCCAATTAGTCAAAAGGTAAACAACTTTGGAGAGATTTCCATCTATCCAGGAGATCGTTTACTCATTCCAACAGGATTAATTTTCAAGATTGAAAGACTAGTCACAATTGAAAATTTCTCTGACATTGTTGATAGCAATTCTAATATTCCATTGGCTAACTATAGCATTCGATTGCACCCACGTTCTGGATTGTCTCTGAAGAGAGGTCTAGTTCTTGCCAACTCAGAAGGCATTGTGGATGTGGATTATCAAGAACAGGTGTTTGTATTGCTTACAAATATTTCACAGATGGGTCAAACAGTCAGGCGCGGCGAAAGAATCGCACAGGCTGAAGTCACGTGCAATGAGCACGCAAATTTTGTAGTTCTTACAAAGGCTCCAGAAAAACATTCTGAGCGTGCTGGTGGATTTGGCTCAACTGGTGTCTAAATAAAAGTGGATGCCCATAAGGGGTCCATAACTATAAACTTGCTTAATAAAGGAGTTACGCAATGACAAATATCACTACACTCTCATCCATCCCATTTGATCGCCTTCTGCCGTCAGCACTTGGTTTCGACCATGTGTTTGCCACGTTAGATAATGCGGCTCATCTCTTGACATCTACTGCATCCACTTTCCCGCCAGTCAACATCATCAAGACTGGTGACTACACATACAATGTAGAACTTGCTGTTGCTGGTTATAAGAGGGATGAAATTGAGATCACAGCAGAAAAGAACTCACTTCGTGTATCAGGTAAAAAGACTGAGAAAGACGAAAAGGAATATCTTGCAAAGGGTATTGCTGGTCGTTCATTCAGCAGACAATTTGTTTTGTCTGACACAGTTGTTGTTCAAGGTGCTGAACTTGCTGATGGCATTCTCTCAATCTCTCTTGAGAATGTCATTCCTGAAAGTCAGAAGCCACGTAAGGTAGAAATTAAATAACCATTGAGACTATATTATGATTCGTGATGAATTATCGTGGGATGAATTGTTTATCTTACAGGCTACTCTGATTGCTCAGAAAAGCAAGGACCCGTCGACAAAAGTCGGCTGCGTGATCGTCAATGATGATAATGTCATTTTGTCGACGGGTTTTAATGGCTTTCCAAGAGGCATTGAAGAAGATTGGAAAGATCGTTGGAAGAGTCCAGAAAAATATCACTGGGTTGAGCATGCTGAACGCAATGCAATCTTCAACGCAGCACGTGTTGGTGTTTCACTCAACAATTCTCGCGCATATCTAAATTGGGAACCAAAGCCATGCGCTGATTGTACACGCGCATTGATTCAAGCAGGAATCAAGGAAGTCATCGGACCAAACCGACCATTCACAGGTAAGGGTGCTGGCAAGCATTACTCGATCGATCATGCTGAAGTCATGCTCCGCGAAGCTGGCGTCCGAATACGGTATTTCGACCTCCCCCCAGAACTCGGGGAACCCCCATTCTAGGACCGCTCTCGCGCCCTCTCGCTCGGTTATAGGCGAAGTCGTAAGTTGTTGATTTTACACAAATTATTACTGTTGTAAATCCCTGTGATTTCTACGATAATTGTTGTATGACTTATCAATATATCATGGCTGAAAACGACAAGTTTGGTGCTCGCCACACACTCTGGCATGTGGGAAATTATCATTATCAGATTGAATGCCGCAGCACTGGCAACAAGATTAATCTCCCTGATACCACTTTCGAACAGGCAATTCGTGTGTTTCGAGAAGTGCTCGTAAGTTATTGATTTTACAAGAGTTTTTACTATTGTCTTTTTCACCGAAAAAAGAGATAATATTCTTATGAAATGTGAAAACACTGTGAAAATTGGTGACGTCGTCAAGTCTCTTGACTTCGTTGGTATCAACGACTGCTATTATGTCGGTCTCGTGACTGCTGTCCTCAACGACGGTCGATTCCGCGCCAAGGCAATCAAGCGTGTGTGGAAGGGCGAGGCTGATAAGCGTCCTCTTGCTGACGAGTTCTTCGCTCCGCTTCCTGGCCATGATTTCTTCGACGACATGGCTGAATGGAAGGATGCTGCTCCTCGCATTCAGGTGATTGCCTAATGAATATCGATACTCGACATGGTGGTGCATACGATCGTGGTTCTGCTGACAGTTACTATCGTCGTCCTCGTCGTCCACACTTCTTCAGTGATGCGACGTATCAAAGTGATGAAATCACTGAGCAGTTTATGACGAAGCAGCAGATTGCTGAATACAATCTTGGCTTTGATGACAATGAACAATCTGGCAACTTCAAAGATTGGGGCTGATATGAGCAACTGGAATCTTGAAGGATTGTCTGTGACTGGTCGATACATGGGCGAGTACCCTGTGTCTGGTTGCGTTGTGTTGAGTCGTGTCAAGTATGGTGGTGGTGTTCAACATACCGTCGTTCTTGATTCGCCACTTTCTCTCTATGAGAGTGTGCGCGAGCGAGTGCTGCTTGACCATGAAAATATTGATTCTGTGAGGAGTGCTGCATAATGAAAAAGCAAACTGAAACTCTGTTGAGTGAGGCGATTGACCTTGTGAATGGTGCCGATCATGTTCTTGCGAACACTCTTTCGCAGTATGATTTGAGTGCCAAGAACTGTTACGATCTTGCTGAGAAACTTGAACGCGCTCGCAACCTTCTTTTGGTTGTCGGCGATCGCAAGTATCAGGCTGAGTTGAATCAAGTTTCTATACCCACCGATGGAGTACCGTTTTAATATGGGATACTTTGCTAATTTAGAGATTGATGTCATCGAGATGTTTCGCGAAGATGGCATGAAGGAAACTGAAATTGCTGCTTCTCTTGGAATTCCAGTGGTTGTTGTTCATGAAGTTATCGCTCGATGGGAGGCGGAAGATTATGACCGTGACCCCGACATGGTGAGTTACGATG